TGCAGATGTACGGCCAATCAGCCGCAACAGCATCAAAACCAACAAGCGTGGTTCGAACGTTACCATGTACGAAACCGGACAGGGTGCAAAGAAAACCGGTACGAAGCTAACCATCCAACAGGTACTTGTTGAGCTTCGCAAGTTCGCCGCAATTGCAATCGCAACCGATGAACTTGAAGATGATGCAGCCATTGACTTCTGGAACGAAGTTACGCAAGGATTTGCAGAGGAACGCGCACGCATCGCCGATGAACTCGTTTTCACCGATGATGGCGGCAGCCTTTACAACCTTTCGGGCGTTGGTACTGGTATCTTTGAAACCGCCGGCGTTGCAACTCTTTCAGTAGGTAGTTCGATCACCGATATTACATGGGATGATCTGATGGATGCGGAAGCCAAAGTGCCAAGTGTTGCACAGCGTAACGGCAAGCATTACATGCACCGAACTGTATGGAATGCGGTACGACAGGGCAAGGCCGATTCAAGCGGCGAATACCTGTTGCCACTTAATGCCGGCATGACTACGCCGTGGGGTACGCCAGTTGTTGCCGTTGATGTTTTGCCATCAACCACAGAGGGCGGCGCAAACAACCCTTACACTGTCTTTGGTGATCTAAAGCGTGTGAAACTGTACGTTAAAAAGGGTCTTGTGCTTGATCAGCTTAAAGAAGCCACAGTTACCGATGCCGATGGCGAGGAAGTAAACTTGGCCGAACAAGATATGACAGCATTGCGCGCAGTAACGCGTATGGTCGCGCTTGTCAAATTCCCCGAAGCGTTTTGTGTAATCGGTACTGGAACAGTATCTTAATATCAAACGATAAGTTGATATGGCTTGCGGCCTAGAAACCGCAAGCCATCAGCAGAAGGGAACAGGCAAAGATCATGGCAAACATTCAAAACGTGCGAATCGGCGATTGCGATGTATTTTTCAATGAAGTACATCTTGGCCACACAAAAGGCGGTGTTGAATTCACTTTCGAACGTGAGTTTGAAGATTTAACCGTTGATAAGTATGGCAATATGCCGCTTGATATGGCACTAACCGGCCAAAACCTCTTGATCAAAGCTTTCTTGGCAGAGATCACGAACGATGTGTTAAACGTTGCAATTCCGGAAGGCGGTTACGCAACCGGTACAGCGGATGACAAATTGGGGCTTGGTAGGGATTCCGGTTACTTGTTAGCACAGGATGCGCAGCCGCTTCGGCTACATCCGCGCAACAAAGCCGCAACAGATTATAGCGAAGATATTTATATCTGGAAGGCCGTATCTGTTGAGAACGTTGAAATGGCATTCAAGATCGATGAACAGCGTGTGATTGAAACCACATTCCGCGCGCTTGTCGATGAATCACAGCCAAACGGTTCACGGCTTGGCCGCATCGGGCCGGCAGCGATTTCGTAAGATATTCGCACCGATCGGAAAGAGGGTACTTTGGTATCCTCTTTTTCGTTTATGGTTTTGTAGTACAATAAAGCTATGATACAAAGCGCAGATGATCGGAATCGTGAATTAAGAAATCGGAATCGCACAACCGCGATTACCGAAGATCAGATTACGCACCGCATGATCACTTCGCCGGATGTTCAAAAGATACAAGATCAGTTGAAAGTAAAAGACAAAGCAAGGCGAAAGGACACCGAAAAAGATGGCAAATTACGCAAGTCAAAGTGATGTTGAAGGTGTTTTGGGGCGCAGCTTAACGGCCAGTGAAGCGGCCGCATTGCCTGTTTTATTGAACGCGATCGATCAATGGATTAACGATCAGATCGGCGGCAGCTTTACGGTTGATGATGAAGCAGCCACGCGGTATTACGATGCCGAATCAGAATCATCGATTATGGATATTGATCCGGTATTTGTCGATGAAACGCATGGTTTGGTTGTTTCGCTAGTCGATGCAAATGAAAACGTGGTGCGCACGCTTGACGTAAGCGAATACGAAGCGCGGCCACGCAATGATACGGTAAAAACATACATCCAATTGCGCAATGGCTTGTTGTGGGCATCTAAATGCAGCCACAGCGTTGCAAATATAGCGGTTACAGGCTATTACGGCCGCGGTGGTACTGTACCGGCCGATATTCAGTATTTGGCCGCTTACATGGCCGCACAATCGCTTGGATCAACACAATCGCTTACATTGAAATCGGAAAGCATCGAAGGTTATTCACGAACGTTCGCAGATATGAAGCAATCGGCCGATTCTGATTCAGTGATTTCGCGCACACTAGCCAAATATACAAATGAGGTGATGATTTAATGCTTGATGGCTATCTTGTCGATTCGTGCGAACTGGTAAGCACCACACGCGATGATTTCGGCCAAGAGATCACCGGCGTTACTGAAACGCTTGCTTGCCGTTGGCGCGATATTACAACCGTGCGCCGCGGATCAAACATGGATACATCCGATGCACAATCGATGGTATGGTTTTCAGCGGCCAATAAAGATAAAGTGAAGAAGGGTGCAATACTTTTGTTTGATGGCGATTATTACCAAGTTGATAAACGCACGCCGGCAAAGCGGCTTGGCGAAACAGAAGTGCAATTCGTTAAATGTGAAGTGGTTCGAACCACGATTGGAATATCATAATGGCCGGTGTACGCACAGAAAGCAACATACCACGATTCAAGAAAGCCACAGCCGATGCGGCCGATTTGCTTTTGGCCAAAATGCGCAACGATGCATTCGTGCTATCGCAAGCCAAAGTGCCATACGAAGAAGGCGATTTGAAGGCCAGTGGCAAGCAGGAACGCCGCAAATTGCATTCACACCGCGTTTCATACGGTGAATCGCTTTCCGATCCGCGTGCAGCGTACCAAGAGCGCGGAAGCCGCCGTGATGGATCGCACGTTGTTCGTAATTACACCACCGCCGGAACAGGCAAAAACTTCTTGAAGAATGCGGCCAATACCGTAATCGGTAAAGCATCGATGTACGCAAAACAGGTGATGGGGGGTGTTAAAGCATGAGCAACGCAATTGATAATCCGATCGTTCGTGATATTTGCCACTTCTTGGCAGATTATTCAAGCTTCACAATGCGTGAAGATTTATTCGTTGGCGAAATACCACGTGATACCGATGGTGTGTATGCGATCGCCGATCCATCGCCAGAGCCTGACAAAGAAACCGGCATTATTTATCAAGATGTTTCGTTTTGGTCGCGCTATACCAACGATGCAACCGGATGGGATAAATTGGCAGAGATTTACAACTTCTTTGATCGCCGGCATCACTATGCAACCGATCAATACTTTATTCACTTTTCGCACGCACTAGGGCAGCCGGAAGATATGGATCGGGATGCGCAGAATGCGAAGTTGATTAAATTATCGGTAATGTTTATACTTAACCGTGATAGCAATATTTCATAAGAAAGGGATATGACGATATGCCAACAAACCAACCAACAGATACAAACGCTTACGATCTTGATCTTGATACGCTTGTAAAGCCATCAAAAACAATTCGTTTGAACGGCGAAGCGATTACTATTAAGCCGCCGGAACTTGAAGAATTATTGAAATTGTCAAAGCTTGGTGGTGCGATTCAGAAGAAGCAAACCGGCAAAAAGATGGATGAAAGCGAAGCGGTTGAAGCAATCAACAGTTTGCGCGATGCATTTGCCGAACTCGTACCAGAGTTGAAGGGCAAATCTTTGAATGTTGAACAGCTTCTTGCTTTACTTGATTTGGTTGTGAAGATGGCCATGCCATCAGATGTTTCGGAACTAGAAAAGCGCGGTATTACGCTTACATCCGATCAAAAAAAAATTCTGTCCGACTTATCAAGCAAATAGCTTTCTTTTTAAGTTTTTACAATGGATACACTTTGCGCCAGTTACTTCACGAACCGGCGCATTGGTTTTTTGCGCTATTAAATCAAGCATACAAACTGGATTCCGAAGAACGATTGAAGCAGCTTGGAATATCGGCATATCCGCACATGAAGAAAGAAGATGCGGCTTCATTGCGCCGTAGTTACGAACAGGGTGCGCGTGATATACTTGAAACATTAGCAGCATACGAGGATTACAGCGGAATCCAAACGCTAAAAGAAGGGTTAAAAGAAAAGTAAAATGGCGGAAAAAGTAGGTTCAATTTATTTCGATCTTGATCTTGACGATGCCAAGTACGATAAAAAAATGGATGCGGCCGATGGAAAGGCCAAATCTTTTTCAAGTACATTGCAAAGTTCGGCCGCCACGTTGGCCGCTTTGGGGGCAGCCGCCACACTAGCTTTGAACCAAGTTGTTACGGTGCTTGATCGCGCCGTTGATGCCGCAGTAAAACAGCAAAATGCGTTGATGGGGCTTTCATCAGTTGCCAAAGGTACAGGCAACGACTTGAACGCCACATTGCAAGCGGCCAAAGATTTATCGGCCGATGGTTTGATGCCGCTTGGCGATGCGGCCGCTTCACTGAAAAACCTGTTGGCATCTGGATTCAGCTTGCCGCAAGCGATTAAATTGATGAACGCGTTCAAAGATTCCGCGGCATTCGGCCGGCAGGGATCATTGCAATTTGGTGAAGCGATTGTTGGTGCAACCGAAGGTATCAAAAACGGAAACAGCGCGTTGGTGGATAATGCCGGCGTTACCAAAAACCTTTCGAATATTCTTGTCGATGCCGGATATAGCGCGCAGGATTTGAGCAAGGCCGGCCAAGATGCCGGCGTGCGCATGGCACTGTTCAATGGCATTCTTGGTGAAACGAAGAACCAAACCGGCGATGCCGCAAAGCTTGCCGATTCATTCGGTGGTGGTTTGGCCAGAATGAACACACAGATCACGAATGCGAATGTTGCGCTTGGCGAAGCATTGCAACCGATACTTGGAAAGATATTCGCCGCACTTGCGCCATTGATCACCGCATTCACCGATTTCGTGAAGAACAATAAAGAGCTTGTGGCCGCGATCGCCGCGGTGCTTGTGATTGGATTGGGCTTAATTGCCGTTTTGGGGCTTGTTGGCGCGGTTGTAGGCGCAATAATGACATTGGGTACGGTTGGAATCGTTGCGGCCGCCATAGCCAGTGCAGTAGCGTTAATATCGGGTGCTTTGATTTACTTGGAAACGCGATTCGGGCTTGTGAGCAAGGCGATCGATTGGATCAAGCAGCAATTCGATAATTTCTTGGTTGTGGTGCGGTTGCTTTGGGATACATTCACCGGCGGCGATCCAACGTTGAAAGCCGGCGAAGATCGGTTTGCCGGATTGGCGCGCACGCTTTCCGGTGCAACGATGTTTTTCCAAGAGTTTTGGAAGATCATCAAACAGATTTATGATTTCGTTGCCAGCCAATTCATCAGTATTTGGCAGAGTTTGCAAGGCATATTCAAGCAGCTTGGCGATTCATTGAAGCCGGTGTTCGATGCACTTGGCAAGGTATTCGGTGCGATCGGTGAATTTATTTCGAAGCATAGCGCGGTGATTATGAACGTATTGAAGGTGATCGGCATTCTTGTGGCGGCCATTGCGTTTGCGCCGCTTGCCATTGCGATCGGGCTTGTGATCGGTGCGGTGAAGGTGTTGGCCGTTGTACTTGGCTTCATTAACAAGCATTTCGAGATCATCAAGAAAGTTGTATTAACCATTCTTGCCATCGTATTCGCGCCATTGATCATTGCGATCGGTGCGGTAGTGTTGGCATTCAAAGCGATGGTTTGGATCGTTCAAACGCTTTGGAACGTAATCACAACCGTATTTAATGCGATATGGGCAGTTGTAAGCTTCGTATTTAATTCGATCATGTTGCTTTGGAATACGGTGCTTTCGCCGGTATTTAACGCGATAATCTTCATTCTTACATCGTTATTTAACATTTGGTGGTCGATATTCACCGGAATTTTATCGATAGTTACCACGATTATATCGACAATCGCGCAAATCATCTTCGTTGTGCTTACGGCCGCATGGAACTTCATATACAACAACTTCTTGCAGCCAATCGGCGCATTCTTCGCGGCAGTATTCGGCGCGATCTGGAATGTGATCAAAACCGTGTTCGATTTGATACTTGGCGCAGTTACTTGGTACTTCAATACCGTGTTCGGCATCATACAAGCAGTTGTTGGCGCAATTTGGGGCTTCG